TACACACATTATACTAGAAAACATAAACATTGTAAAATGCTATCAAAATATTTTGCTTCATGATTTATCTATCTCTTCTAAAGAACCATCTTTCGTCTTCATGTGGCTCATACTAATCTTGCTAAGTTTTCAATGCGATTTCTCTTGCGATCGTTCATAGCTCCTCCTTTTTCATAAATTACATAACCACCCGGCAAATTCATATGCTGAATCTCGTCAAATCGTGTTAGTACAATCTCACACCACGATTGTGGTGGACAAGTCGGCTTCATACTCTTGGCAGCCTCTCTCGCATCTTCTATGTCAGTAAAAGCAACAACTCGACCAGCATCATCTTTGTAAGGTTCGACCTTATGTTCTTTATTGTTGAGTTTTCTTACAAAGCATAACACCTTCATTTGTTAATCCTCTGTTGTTAGTAGCCTAATCAAATCAGGCTTAGAATCAGCATGTACGAGTTTAAGATACGCGCTTTTAACCTCTCGTCTATGTTGTCTTACTATATCTAATAATGCTAACTTAGCGTATTCTATATTTCCATCATCCTCAAAATCTTCTAGGATTTCTTGAATTCTGGATAGAGCTTGTTGTTCCTGTTGACTATTCATATTTTATTTCCTTTCCGTTTTTGTAACATTTTGAGTTGCCTAGCTCACCATCACTTTCCCGAAACACTCGAGGACTGTCTCCTATAAATTGTAATTTCATAAACATCTCCCATCTTTGTAATGTTTCCCACTTTTTAGATATCCCGCAATCTTACCTACGACTTCTTCTAGACTGCCGCCCTCAGCTCGCACGAAATCGGTGCCATCGTTATCTTCTGTATCAACCATAAGAAACCTAGCACGGTATTTAATTTTTCCATCAAGCATAGCTCTGCATGAGATGGCGAGTTCGGGCGTATTACATTCTCTATCTTTAATATATTCTTCTATGTGTTCTAAGGTGTGGTTAAGGGTTTTGATTTTGGCTTTTTCCTTTTCTTCATTTATAAGCCTGACCAGTTCTTTTACAAGACCGCTGACGTCAATCGACGCCTCATTATCGAACTGATAAAAAACCACTGATTTTTTCGTTGGCTGCCATTTGTTTATAGGCAACGTAGCCAAAATGGGTGTAAATAATATTTTCTAGTTCTCTATCGGTCAATTCCTTGGGCATATTTCCTCCTACAAGCGGCTGGCCGCAGTTGTGGCACTCTGGACGGCCAGCGCAATAGCACAGATCGTGTCCATCGTTGCATGACAGTGCGCGAGGGTCGCCTGGTAGCTTTAGGTCGGTCATTTCTCCTCCTCCAGTAACTCAGGATTTTCGTGGATATTACCTACAACTTTTACACTAAAAAAGTCTGACTGAGCCACCAAGGCGATACTGTTCACCGCTTCGTCTAACTCTGGTTTTAGATTAAATGCAGGATACTTCTCATCGCCGCACCATTTAACTACGTGTATTGTAGGTTCTGTCCAATCGCTATGTTTAACCTCTACAATATCACCCTCATAAATCTCTGTACCGTTTTTGTCTTTTAGTCCTGTGTATTGCTCGATAACATGCCGCTTGTTGTCTAAATCTGGTAAAAGTCGCGTATACCACAAGTCAGAGTCATTGTTATCGTATCTCTCAAATATAAATATATTGCCCAGATTGTCTATAGCTATGTCTTCTTCGTTAAGGTAGTCCTTTTCTAGGTTGTCCCAAGCTCTGAATTTTAATTCTCGCATGTGTCAACTCCTAACTCCGCTACGCCAATTCGCTCTAATGCCATCTCACTTGCCATGACGAAAATATAAGCAGTGCCGACAGATTTTGCGTCTGGGATTGGCACGCCGATCACATATCTTGTGTCGTTGTCGAGTTCTTTAACTTCGTTCACAATTCCCAGAGAACCACGCCATTTATGGTTTTCATTGAATTGTACGACGTCATTGAGTTTTAGTTTTGTCATATTTCCTTTCCATTCTTAAAACACTTTGAATAACCCATTTTGCCACCTGCCGATTTGCAACGAGCTTCAGTATTCGTGTTTTCAATGCTTTGCCTGGACATACTATCTGCCCACATGGTGAAAGCTGTTAGTAATACGACTACGATGACCACTAGAGCCACTACAAACCATACCGTTCCTTTATCCGGGAATCTATAATCAGACTTCATTTTCACCCTCGTTACTTGTTGGCTGGTCGGTCTCTATGACTTTGATGCCATTAATATTGATAAACTCCGCTCCACAAGCTGCGGCTACTTGACGGTATCTGTCTTCAAAGACGCCGTCACCAAGTCTTATGGTTTCAAGTATTACATCGGCGTATTCGTCTGGCGAAGATACTAGTATTGCTTTGGTATTATAGCCACCATTACTAACGTAAATCAGCTTTTTAGGATAGTAACCATTGTTTGTCATAACACATCCTCCGCCTTGATAATCTCTGCGCCATCATCAACGACGTCTGCCTCTGACACCTCTGACACCTCCCAAACATCACAGTCTAAAATATCATCAAAATATATTGAGGTAAGGTTATATTCGTCTTGTATATATCGATTAGCAGCTTCATCTGCCTCTTCTAGGCTGTTAGCCTTAATGAGAATTCTACCCGCAGTAGTTTGCCTAACTTCTACTTCGTAAATCATTGACATCTCCTTTATCTATGTCCACAAAATTAGTGGTTTAGTTGATATTTACGTGATGGTCGCATGACGAATTAGATCTCTTTTCTTTTGACCATCTCGATGGTCAGCTCTAGCAACGCGTCCAGTGCGGTTTCTGCAACGCCGCATATTTCACCTATCGGATAGCCTGCGTCGTTGTCGTAAGATGCCACCCAACCGTATCTGAACGATCCTTGCCTCGTGGAGAGCGTCAACATGCCAAAGTCATAGCCATCAAGAATGCGGTTCGGCAGCTTCTCCAGCAAATAGTCGACCGTAAATTCCGGAGCCCAATCATAGCAGGTGCGATGAGCCTCGTCATAATCTATGCGTGGCTCATCACCCTCCGATTTAATAACGTAGCTACCGATCGTCTGCCAATCTGGCTTCAGTTTGTACAGCTGTTTGCATAGGTCGAATGTGTGTAGTGCTATCATTTTTTCAAACTCCTTATCTACACGAATTTGTGTAGTTTAGTCGTGTTCTTATGTTAAATATATATAAAGTACATGTATGCTGTTTACATATCCTGTTAGCGTTTATTTGCTAAATAGCGCAAGAATACTTTTGTAATATTACGCGTGATTTTATCTAACTTCTTATGAGATACGTCGTAAAATGCACCAAACAAAATACTATACACGCTATCGTAAATTTTCTCTTCTTCGACAAGGTTCTTGTTTTTATCCATTTCTTATTCTCGCTTATTTGTAGTTGGTGATTTCAACCGCATAACTGGTGGACAGGGTGGGATTCGAACCCACGAACCCTTACGGGGACAGATTTACAGTCTGTCTGCTTTAACCACTTGCATACCTGAACTCGTTGGCTATATAAGGTGATGATTTGCCGAGGAGTTCTCATCTCGCGTACATTCCATAACTTTCAGAGTGTGCTAAGCATTCATATTCTTACTAATCAGAGGGGATTTTTACTCGTATAGTCACATCACACGCTACGTTGTAGGGTAGCGACTACTTTTTGCCTCTAGTTGCGAAACACCACAAGCTACAACACTAGCTTAGTTTTACACGTTCGAGCCACTTATATAGCCAGTTGATAGCACGAGCGCTACAGTATTTGCGCCTTTTGGCGTTGGTCTTTTGAAGGTACTGATGCTACCAGTCGGGCAGACGATACACGTTGCACTGCGCTCAACCTATCAAAAAACGACTCACAACGTTTCACTAGGATTCCTTGGTGTGCATATCATCTGTCCAGTTGAATAGACAATCGGGTGGATTTGAACCACCGTCGCGTACGTACACGTGCTGCAGCGCGGCTTTACCATCTAAGCTACGATTATCTATCCAGTTATACGGTTGAAATGTTAATGTTCACCCAGTTTATTGACGTATGGTAGGTCATTAGTAAATAGCGTTTATGCATCACTGTAGAATACATGTTTTAGGAATCTGTATCTAACGGGACTATTTTTCCTCCTTTGCGGCATAAAATCCAAACGTGTTAATGAAAAATAGTATTAGATAGAATATCGATCCAGTGTATTGCTTTTCGATAGCAGCAAATATCACTGAGGCTGCACCAGATATCATACCGATGATACAGATTGTCATGAGTATTTTACGTTCCATATCGTGTCCTTTCTATTAGCTAATCTTTACCTCATCTTTAATAACCGGCGTGCCCAGCTGAACTCTGAGTCTCGGGTTATTTCTGATGTCCATATCGCACATCGGGTAGGTCTCTCGACGAGTGATTTTAATGGTTTTATGAAACTCTACCTTCTTATACAGGTACTTGACGGGGAACTTCTTGATAAACCACTTTGGCATGTAGTCGCTCTTGAAGTGCTGCCATGGGGTTTTCGGGAAGAGAAGCGTCTGAAAGTCTGATACGCTGTATGAATCCTCGCATAATTTGTTAGACAGCACGTCAGAGCAAAATGCAATTGCCAAATCATCTATGGCGGCGCAAGGATTTTGAAACTCTCGCAATTCTAGATTCCGTAGCATATGTTTTCCGAGCCTATGCTCCATAGCCACTCGGCATCTTTCTAGCATCAGATCGCGAAAAGTAGTCGTCTCCGACGTATCCAAAAGTCCCATTTAACAATCCTCCACGTTGAAGTAGGCTAGCCAGTCTTTTCTGTACTGTTCGATAGATCTTTTAGCTTCTTCCTCAGTCTCGTAGCGTACAGGTTCGCCAGCATCTTCGAAATTAACATATTGCGCAAACAGCTTGTGTTGTCGGTAGTTATAGACAACAATCCACCCACCTTTGTCATTCTCGAAATCTGGCTTAAATTTCGATGTTCGGCGTAGTCTGGTTTCAACTAATTCACGCTTAAGGGCTTTTTCGCATTCTTCTTCAGTACGAAATGTTTTGCCAGTACGCCAAGCGTTGTAATCATGTAGCATTCCGGTATAAGATGTTGGTCTTATGTTGGCGTTCTCAAGAATAAAACACCTATCGCCGATTCTAGGTTTCCAATGAATACTATCTGTCGGCTCTTGGATTTCCTCAAAGAACTCTTCAAAAAGTTCATTACCGATGAAAGTAGAACCTACATCGTTATTTTTAGTTATAAGTGTCCTTACACCAAAAATTGGCTTGCCTTCCGACAATATAGTACCTTTTTTAAGGTTTGGTAAATCTTTAAGTAGTTTATAGCGTTTCATCATATACCTCCGTTTTAGGTTTCCTAAAATAACAACCAGAGTCATCTGAGAATCTTATGGTATATTGTGTAAATTCTCGTCTATCTACGTCTCGATAAACACAATGGTAAACATCTACAACATGCGGTCGTTCGGTTTTCTCTGCTGGCGCTTTATCGGCGCTAGTATAGAGAAGACTGTCGCGCATACCTTTTACTTTACCTTCTAGCTCAGCAACTTTTATACTAATATCTTTTAGGGCTTGTAATAGTTCTGGCGTTCTAGTTCCCTCAAGTATTTTTTGTGTAACTTCGTTTAGTTCCTTTGCTATATTCATAGATTCTCGCCTTATTTATCCTTATACTCCTCTACAGAAAGAGTGATTATCTTATAGCCTTTTTCTTCTAACTGCTTTTGGATACCTTTCCAGACTTCTGTCATCATGTTCTCTTTTACGGTGTCTGAATCAATATACCGTGATATTTCTCTATCCTTACAATCAACCGTCACGATTAGCTTCATTCTACCTCCTAGGGTGGACTCTGGCTGCTGCTA